CAGAGAACTATGCCAAGGCACGCAACTTAGATACAGTCCCACCTGCCTACGTTATTGTTAAGCGTAGACAACATGGCATCGAAGATGCCTGGGTAGTGCAGACACTAGAGCAATGGACAAAAGTTGTCAGCGAGTAAGCCAGACTTAGCGGCAGTACTTGAAGCCTATGGCTGTCAGGTATCACCACGCTACGGATGGGTTGCATGTAAGTGTGTAATACATGAAGACTCACATGCTTCAGCTGCCTATAATTTAGATCAACAGTTATACAATTGTTTAGTATGCAACGTACTTGGTGATGTCTATGAGTTAGTCAAGGCCAAGGAAAACCTGAAAGGATTCCCTGATGTTAAACGCAGAGCAGCGGTTCTCGCTAACGGAAGCAGCCACAAGATACTCCAGCAATCGCAACGAGGCGACACTCTCTTACCTAGAGGCACGCGGAATAAGTCTGGAAGTAGCGGATTTGTACCAGCTTGGAAGCGTCGCGGAGCCTAGCATTGGGCATGAGATGGCAGTTGGTATGCTATCTATTCCTTACCGCACACCAGCAGGCGTTGTTGGTATTAAGTTTCGTCGCTTAGATAACGGCACACCAAAGTACCTATGGCCTACTGGTCAGAAGATTGGACTATTCAATGTCATGGATTTACATAAGCCCACCGACACCATCGCGATCTGCGAAGGCGAGATTGATACGATTATTCTTTCTGGCGTTCTTGGTATTCCCGCTGTTGGTGTTGCTGGCGTCAGCCAATGGAAGCCGTGGTTTCCAAAACTATTTGAATCATATAAAAGAATTCTTATCTTCGCAGACAACGACGTCAAAGAAGACGGACGAAACCCAGGACAAGAACTAGCCAAGCGGATTAAGGAAGACCTTGATACTGCAACTGTAGTTCACCTGCCTGATAACCAAGATGTCAATGACATCTACTTACAGTTGGGCAAAGAATGGTTTGACGAAAGGTTAGTTGCGTGACAACAAAACTTATACTTGATCCTGCATCTTCAATGCGTTCATTTTATTTCAACAAAACAGACGAGCGAGTGGTATTTGGAGACATCCGAGAAGATGAAACTCATTTACTTACCAATGGTCAGACTATCAAGATCAAGCCAGATGAAGTAATGGACTTTAGGGCAATACCTTATCCAGATAAAACATTTCAAATGGTTGTATTTGATCCACCGCATATGCTTAGACTGTCTGAAAAGTCATGGATGCGTAAAAAATATGGCGTGTTGGATAGCCAAACATGGCGACAAGATATTACTCAAGGGTTTGCTGAATGTTTTCGAGTATTGAAAACCAACGGCACGTTGATCTTTAAGTGGAATGAAGTATCTATTCCATTAAAAGAGATACTTGCCCTTGCCCCCCCCCCGCACAAACCAGTTCTGGGACATCCTTCGGGCAAAAGAATGGGTACTCATTGGGTGCTATTTATGAAAGCAAATGAATGACAACAGCGATAGCCATTCAAGGTCCTACGTGGGCTGTGGTGGGTGCTGATACCCGTGTGGTAGATGAAGGACGTATCTTTAATCTACCTGCTGGGGCAGGTAAGATCATACGCAAACCTGATTACATCATTGCTTTGGCTGGAGACTTTAGACCAGCACAGATATTTGCACACCAAGCCAAGCTACCCAAGCCACCTGCATACACCACCATTGATGCGTTGGATAAGTTCATAACACAGAAGTTTATTCCGTATGTAAGAACTACGTACACAGAGGTTGGCTATACGCCAACTGGAGAAGAAGGAGCTGAGTTAATTGTCGCTACTCAAGGAATCATCTACAACGTCGGTGCTGACTTCACCTGGGCCAGAGATAAACGAGGAATTTATGGCGTTGGTACAGGAAGCGATTATGCAATTGGCGCCCTCGCTGCGCTCGACACACCTAAAAATGTCAATGACGCAATGGCAAACGCCAAGCAAGCATTATCAATCGCTTGTAGTTACGACAGCAACTCTGGCGAACCACTAACGATTTACCAACAAGCACGTGGGTAAAGATCCTGAGTATCTTTACGGCCCACTAGATGGTGGGTTAGTAGCACCACAGTTCTGGATGCTAGATGACATAGAATTCCCCATTGATGTCCAAATTGACCGAGTTGTATATCTTTGCTATACTTTAGATGAGAAAACGAATAACTATAAATACGCTGGCGAGAGGGTCTTGCCAAGAAAGAAGCTGGGGACGGGTGAGTGACGCTGAATGGCAGAGCATGATACAGATTTTGATTACTTCGGGCTTCCAAATTTTACAGTTAGACCAAGCAAGCGAGACGTTGACCATAAGGCCAAGGCCAATCAGGTGAACCAGTTTGCAGCTGACATGTGGGAAGTTTTTGATAACGCAGGTAACCTGCTGTTAAGTAAGCACAAAGATTATGGCCCAACTAATATCTCTCGTAGCCCTGGCGGTCCACTCAATGGGCTACGTGTACGCATGCACGACAAGACCGCACGTATCAACCACTTGATTGACAGTGGCGCATCACCTGAACATGAAAGTCTACGCGATTCATTCCTTGATCTGCTGAACTACAGCGCCATAGCACTTATGGTTATAGATAACAAATGGCCTGAATCTTGAAAACAAGAGAAGAAGTTAATGCTTACGCACGTGAGTGGCGAGCTAAAAATAAAGATAAAATAAATGCACAGGCTCGCGCACGTAATGCCGCCAACTCAGAAAAAAATAAAGAAAAGTCAAAGAAGTATATGGCTAAATGGATAGCAAATAACCCTTTAGCAAATCGCAATAAGCACTACAAGAAACGATATGGCATAACGGTAGAACAGTATGAAAAGATGGCGAAAGCACAGAATTATCGCTGCGCTATCTGCAATAAGGCTGAGTCAAAGAAAAGAAAAGATGGCACTACAATGATTTTATGTGTAGACCATAACCATACGACTGGTAAAGTTAGGTCATTGCTTTGTAATAAATGCAATATCTTTCTTGGCCATCTTGAGACTAATGGAGTACCTATTGAAGCTATCAAAGCATACTTGGAGAAACATAAATGACTAAAAAAATTGTTATTTTATCTGACCTGCAAGCACCATACCATGACGTCGAAGCGGTCAACGCTATCAAGAAGTTCATCTATGCTTACCAGCCAGATACAGTAGCAACTTGTGGTGATGAGATTGATTTCCCACAGATCAGTCGTTGGGAAGAGGGCGGCGAAGGTGAGTGGCAACGTGACTTAGGTCGTCATCGTGACGTTACAGTTAAGTTGCTAAGAGATTTAACAGTAGAACATATGGTTCGTAGTAACCACTCTGATCGTTTGTACAACAAGATTAAGACAAAGGTTCCTGGCTTCTTAGGACTGCCTGAATTAGAGATTGAAAACTTTCTTAAGTTAGATGAGCTGGGTATTCAGTACCACAAAGATCCGTTTGAGATTGCACCTGGCTGGTTACTGATGCACGGTGATGAAGGTAACGTACAGCCAACAGCGGGTGCTACTGCACTTGGGTTAGCCAAGCGAGCAGGCATGTCCGTAGCCTGTGGGCATACGCACCGTATGGGTTTGACTCACCATACACAAGGCTATGCAGGCAGGACGCGCACTGTATGGGGCATGGAACTTGGAAACCTTATGGACTACAAACATGCCCGTTACATTAAAGCAGGCTTGTTCACTTGGAACAAAGGCTTTGGTATCTTGCACGTTGATGGTAAGACAGTTATGCCACAGCTTGTACCTATCGTGAACAACTCGTTCACGGTAGATGGAAAGACTTGGAAATGGTAAAGGTAGGGTTAAGTGCAGGTGATGTTGCTTGGGCTACGAACGAAGCTGTTAGCCGATATAACTACAATCGTTCCAGAGGAAATGACCCAACGAAATCTGCTGCTAAAACGTGGGTGGAAGCCATTGCTAGGGAAATCAGTGGCGTACTCGGTGAGATTGCGATGGCCAGATGGCTCGACAAATTTCCTCATACACTCTTTGAGGATCGCAAGACTGGCGATGTTGCTGGTCATGAAATACGTACCACTACGTATCCGACAGGTAAGTTACTCCTTACAAAAGAAGATGACCCAACTCGCAAATACTTTTTAGTTACACTGCCAGATCATTACACTGCCAACATAGTTGGCTGGATGTATGGGTATGAAGGACAGAAGGATGAGTATTGGAATACAGATTTTCATATTCCATGCTACACAATTGAACAACAACTTCTTCATGATGTGAAGGAACTATGAAAGACTGGTTAGATGAAGCCAATGACATCGCCTCGCAAGTGGCTCGTACAGTACATAAGAGATACCATACGTACTTTGACGTGGCTGATGTTCGCCAGGAATTACTGGCGTGGGTTATCCAAAGAGAAGAAAAAGTCAGAACGTGGTTAAACCCTGAGCAGACACCAGAGGAATACAAGGGTGGCATAAGACAGTTGGCTAAGACTTTATCTCGCCATGCTGAAAGATACTGCCGTCGTATTAAAGCGCAGAAGGTAGGCTACGAACTGCGTGATGAAGTCTATTACTCACCAGCTTTGCTATCTGAACTGTTACCTTTTGTTTGGTCTGATGTAGCACCAACGCAGGATACAACTAAGCCACGTGTATCAGGTGGTGGTGGCGCAGCCTCTGAGGGTGGCAACTATGTTGCCTCGCTCTTTGATGTACGCGCTGGACTTGAAAGACTAGAACCAGATGACAGAGTTGTATTACAGTATAAATTTTTTGAACAATTTAATTACAGCCAGATAGCTCTGGCTCTGCAAATCTCTGACTCAACCGCGCACCGTAAGGTGGCAGGTGCATTGCGCCGTTTGTGTCGTGAGTTGGGTGGAGAAAATCCGTGGACAAATAAGAAGGGTAAGCCTAGTGCCGACGTATGAATACAAATGTAGGGTCTGTTCGCTAACACAAAACGTTGAACGATCTATACACGCTGAGTCGCAAGCACCGTCATGCTGTAGCGAACTAATGAACAGAGTGTTTGAGGCACCACCAGTTAAGTTTAATGCGACTGGCTTTTATAGCACAGACAACGCAAAGTTTTTGTAAAACAAAAACCCCCGCTAACTTCTCAGCGGGGGTTTTGCCTTTACCAGCTGGAAAGGGTCAGCTGGTATTATCATAGCACAATAAGAGACGGATCCTTTAATTGTGCAATCTTAGCGTAAGAGTGTGTATCGTAAGCGTGGATACGTTTGGCGTAATCTTTCTTTAACTGTGCCTCAGTTGAGTATGGCCCGACTGCTTGAATGATGTTAAGAGATGGGTGTACCGCGAAGACAACGTACTGTGTACGCTCTCGTAGTAACTGCTCCACTAATTCCCACACCTTCTTGGCCATGTCTTCTGCGTCGTCGGCTGGTTGCTCCAACAGTGCAGCAACCTTCTTAACTTCAGTTGGCTTAGCCATTTACCATTCAATCCATAACCAGAAAAAACCTAAGTTAAGATCAAAGTTGTATCGGCTAATTCCAATACCAACGTGAAAGGCTTTGACGTACCAACCCCAACCTATAAAGCTATTGCGTATCTTAATTTCTTTGTGCATTTTAATACCATCCTCTCGTATAACTTTTGTGTAGTGCTAAGCAAGCGTTATTATTATAGCGGTGCTTGATGTATTTCAAGCCCCAACGGATCTGTGTTGCAGGGTTTGTCTTCCAATCGTTGCTTATGACAGCCATTTTATTGGCTGGATAAGCTTGGGCTATGCCATAGGCTCCGCCTTTATGGTTACGCGCCTTGTAATTCCAGTGGCTTTCTCTAGTCCACAAAATACGCAGGCATACCCACTGCCCTTTGGTTGCTCCGCTTGCGCGGTACAACTTCATGGCAAATGTCTGGGGTGACATGTAAGCAGGGATAGTCTTAACCTTTACCAGTTCTTGTATTGAAAGCGTCTCTAATCGCCTGCTAGGGGCGTTAAACGGGACGACTAGCCCGCCTATCATGGTAAGAATTAACCCTGTGGCTCCCAATCGTCGGCCAATGACGCCTGTACTTCCTTCCAACCTTTTGCATAGTTGGTGTTGAAGATACGTCTTGGCTTGATGTCCTGAGGAATTGCTGGGGATTTCAGGTTGTACTTTTCTTTGGCTACCTTGCGGATCTTTCTTTGGTATTCGTGAATTGTTCGGACGTTCCATTGTAAAGCTCCATTTTCTAGTCGCTCGTATGGCAACGTTCCACCGTAAATACCATAGCCTATTGCGTCTTGATCTTGCATAGCAAAGTTAAGACACGCCTGCTTAATTGGACAATTACTGCATACTTGTAAAGCCATGACTGCATACTCCAAAGACTCTAGGCTTTTCTCTCGTCCGCGTTCTAACTCTGGAAACCACATGTCAGGATTTAACCCTGAGTCTCGGCACGCAGGTGCCATGTCTGGTTGCAGACTCATAAACGATCAGACTTTAGAATAGCTAACAAAATAACTAATTCTGTATTATCCCTATCTAATCGCTCGGCATTGTCAATCCTATTTCGTACCTGTGCAATAATTTCTTCGCGGGTATCTCGGCTACCGAATGAGTAGCCCGACTCGTAAGCCTCTTTTAACGCCCGTGCTACGTCGCGTGTCAATCCTTCTAGTGGTTCATGGTCTGGGTCGCCTAAGAATAGATTTCCTTTGCCGTCTGTTCGTACAACTCTGCTCATTTAATTTCCTCAATCTGTACGTCGCTGTAACCTCGGTCAAACCAACTTTTAGCGATAGAGACGGCTTGCCCCTTAGTTAAAAGGTTGTTACTCATCTCGCTACCGCCTACCCATACTGTCCATTTAGTCATTTTCTTTCCCTTCCAATACGTCAATCCTGTCAATGATAAGGTCTAATAAAATGCAATAATCGGCAGGATTATCAAAGATAGGATTAGCTCTTACTCTCCAATACTCCTCGCGTAATACTTCTAACTCTCTGCTCATTCTGGTTTCCCTTCCTTAATTATGCAAGGCGTACACCATGTGCGCCCTTGTCCTTTTTCTTGTACCCAACCTGCTTCGTCTGCCCATACTATCTCGGCGTCGCTCAGTTCTTTATCACAGATAAAGCATGTCGGTGGCGTAGGTTCTGTCTCGTCCGCGTAAAAAATCGGATCGTTCAGTTCTCGCTCGTAGCTCATAGGTTCCCCCATTTCCAGCCAACGTTTAGCCCAGCCTTAGTAAAGCCTTCAACGGTTGCTCCAATAGGTATTGTTAAGGGTAGCGTCGCTAGTGTTGCTTCTGTATCTCTATCGTAAATCACGAAGGCTGACTGGCTCATAGTGATAGCTCCATTTCTTCGGCCTTTTGTTTCATAAGCGTAGTTGAAAAGTTCACCAAATCCCAATCGCCCTTTTCAACAGCGAGACGGATTAGGTTAGCGTGTAAGCGCAAGAAATCCGCATGGTTTTGTATTCTGCGTGTTGCATGGTACTGGCTAGGGTGTAGCTGTGTGATGTTGCTCATTGTGTTTTCCCTTTCAATCGGTTTTGTATTGTTAGCGTTTATTCTGTCCCCTAAGTTAGAGGCTAGAGGGCGGGGGTGTCAAGCCCCCGCGCCCTCGTCCGTAACCTAGAACAGCCCCTCGCTGTAGCATGGCGGACAGTATTTGTAAGGCTTGTAATACTTAGCCTCCGCCGTAGCCTGTCCGCAATTTTCGCATGTCGTTAAATCTCTCATCATTTGCCGCCCCACATTCTTGCCAGATCGCGGGCTGTGATTGGCGCGTTAGCCTCTGGCGTGAGGGCGTAGCACTCAACACACAGACCCGCGGGGAAGACCGCGTAAGGGTGAATTTCTGCCTTGCATTGTGTACATGTTTTCATTCTTCGCTCTCTTTCTCTAGTGTTAGCCCACAATCGTCGCATAGGTATTTGCCTTCATAAGTTTTTGCTATGTCCCACCAATTAGGATTATTTATTTCCCATTTGCAAGAACTGCATAAAATGTTGCTCATTCTTCGCTCTCTTCCTCGTTATGTTGCGCCTTGTAGTGAGCCACAATCTCGCTAGATGTGGCGAAGTGATCGAAACAATACTCACAGACACGCGTAGCCATTATTCGCCCGCCTCTTCCTTGTATCCGCCCGCCTTGAACTTCGCAATTTCGTCCTCAAGCCATGACTCTGCAATTTCGCGGAAATTCACACGCCATAGAGAGCCGACATCGCTACGCATGAGGGAGATACCGCGAGGGGTATGCCCGTCCCAATAGCCGTCTGAAAATAGATCATCTACCCAATCGCTTAGGGCGTCCTCTGCCTCTCTCACGCCCAATAGATAGCCGTCCTCTTCATCTGTATCAATACCCTCAAGAAAGGCTTGAGTAATCTTTTCGCTAGCCTTTTCCTGTAAATCTTGATCGTTATCTATGTGGAGAGCCGTCGCCCATGTCTCGCGATTTGTCCAACCGTTATAGTTTTCCGCCTCTTGTAATGCCTCGCGGGCTTGACTCAAAAGGGTGTAAATGTCCTCAAGGTCTGCCCCTGTGTACTGTTCGCCGTCCCACACATCAAGGGCGAGATTGAGTTTTGCTTTTGCTTTTTCAATTGTCATTAGTTTCCCGCCTTTTTCATAATAAAATCTTCGATAATGTTTGAGATAGCGGTTTCAATCGCGTCTGCCAATTCGTCTATGTCTTCCTCTGTGTAGTTGTAATTGTTACTCCACATTCCCTTAAGTTGTTCAAGCGTGAGGCTTGAGTCAAAAATTACAACATCTTCCTGTTCCGCGATTTGTTCATTAGTTTGCATTCTTTTGCCCTTTCTAGGCTGTTGAGTGGCTTAATCTAAGCACTCACCCCCGCCCCCTGTCTAGTGACAAGGGGCGAGAGAAAGCGTTTATTTTGTTTTCTTCGCGTCGTAGGCTCTGACCCTTGCCATGCCCGCGAGGTGAAAATCCCATAGGCGACAAACAAGGGAGAAAGCGATCCAAATCCCCCCGCCCCATAGGGCAAGGGCTAACAGGGACAGGGCTAGGGTAATCATCTGGCCGATCATTTGCGGACTACCTTTACGCGGTCTGCATTAACCCATGCGCTACCCTGTCCACCGATAGGCGCGACAAGAAAGCGGAGAGTACCATAAGAGTTTTTGGCGTCTTCAATTGATACAAGGTGAGAGAGTGCGCCCTCCGATAGGAGAGCCTCCGCCCCGATTGATTGGGCTAGTTCCTTAATTGTCATGTGCTTAGCCTCGCGCTTTCTTAACTGTCATTGTTAGGGGTACCAATTGGGCATTGATCGCAGGCAATACAGAAGAGACTAATAAGTCTTTCAATTCCCACTCTAACATCGCTGTTGCTGTTACTTCGTGATCTTCTTTTACTACCTGAAATGTAACTGTGTACTTCTGCATTTGCTTGCCCTTTCTAGGCGTAGTGTGTGCTTACAGGGATTATTGTTGTCTTCATGGACAGGCTTGTCTAATCGAAAACACGCTTACAAGATGAACAGAAGATGAATTGTGGCTGAGAATGGGCTGTGAGTCTGTGTCTATTTATAGACAATTGCAGAGGGTTGAAGTAGTTGAAAGTTCAACCATTAGGCAGATCCTCGCCCCCTCGCCCTTCCCCCTGTAACGGTGAGGAGAAACGGTAGGAGACAGTCCGCCCAATACCGCTTTACTAACACCTAACCGACAAGCCCCGCCCGCCCTATCGCCTGTCATACATAGCAATAACGGCACCTAATAGGGACAAGCAAGGCCTAATTCATAGGGGAATAGATCCTAATAATTGCATGCCATAGGGAAATCTTTACCGCTTGAAATAGTAGACAACTAGGCAGGGTTTTGTCTAAGTCTAACCCCAGGGTTTTAAGTTTTGCCTCGCGCGTGTATCTACTATCAACCAAAGTATTTTTTCTAAATATAGGCTCTGACCTGCGGTTATAGCTGATAATATAGATGTGACTAGAATCACACAGGCAAAAGCGGGATAGAAGACGTTTATCCCGCCTTAGTACTATATAGGGGACTTCGTAAGCGCAGCAGAAGTCCCAGATGCGGTGCAGAGTTACACTCTGCCAGATGGCCAAGCGGAGCTTCCAGCGGAGCGCAGGCCTTACAGCCTGCTTCTTCCCCAACGGGTTAGGGCATTGCCAAATGCCCCTAATCTTACCACCTGCAAGCACCCTAAAGGGTGCGACTTAATATGGGTGTATTAGAT